CATTGTTATAGGTAGATGCTTCGCCTTGCTCGCACTACACTATAACTAGAGTTGAACTTTTAGCTGCCTAGCCATAAGGCTAGCCATAAAATTCTAGGCTTGCTTGGCTAGAAAATAGTAGTTGGCAGTTGTTATCAAGTTGTTATCAAAATAGTTGTGTTTAATTTGCGTAGATTAGTGTTTGGCACTAAGTTAGTAAGTGTTAGGTAATCAACCTAATACAACTACTAACTAGGAGTAATAAATGCTAATAACTGACTTGGACTTAGAATTCGCAGACAACAAGAACCTAACTTGCGACACGCTAAACTGTGAGAACTCAGCAACAAGCGTCTTGTGGCTAGGGGCTATGCCTGATGTAGAACCTAAGCAATTTGCTTGCGAAACTTGCGAACAAGTTGCGAGAGACACAGACAAATTTCCAGCAACAAGATAATTCCCCTTGACTATTCCCCCCTAGAACACTAGGGGGGATTAGTCTATGGGGCAGACACTAGGCAAGGGCAAGGGCAAGGGCATACAAGGGCATACAAGGGCATACAAGGGCAGACTAGGGCAGACACTAGGGCAAGGGCAGACTAGGGCAGACTAGGGCAGACTAGGGCAGACTAGGGCAGACACTAGGGCAAGGGCATACAAGGGCATACAAGGGCATACAAGGGCAGACTAGGGCAGACACTAGGGCAAGGGCATACAAGGGCATACAAGGGCAGACTAGGGCAGACTAGGGCAGACTAGGGCTAACCATTAGGCTAACCATAAAATTTTATGACTTGGGAATTAGAAAATTGAAGGGCTAATTGTTGTTATCAAGTTGTTATCAAAATAGTTGTGTTTAATTTGCGTAGATTAGTGTTTGGCACTAAGTTAGTAAGTGTTAGGTAATCAACCTAATACAACTACTAACTAGGAGATACAAGATGAACAAGAACACACAGAACAACACAGAACTACTAAACGCAGTAATTTCTCAGGCTTCACTTATTCGTAATGTTTCAGTTGAAGTTGTCGCAGATGTTCCCGAACTAATGGCAGAAATTAGATACCTATGCGAATTTGATACTGCTGAAATTTCTGTCGCAGACTTAATTGCTGAAATTGCTTTACGCAAGTTTGACGCAAAGATGGCACAAGAACAACTTGCTAAACAGGCGAGAATTGCTAAGGTTAGGCAAGAATGGACAGACAGACTAAACACAACTAAAAAATTATTCTAATCTCAGCAACACAACTTATTCCCCCCTAGAACACTAGGGGGGATTAGTCTATGGGGCAGACACTAGGGCAAGGGCAAGGGCAGACTAGGGCAAGGGCAAGGGCTATACGGGCAAGGGCAGACTAGGGCAAGGGCTATACGGGCAAGGGCAGACACTAGGCAAGGGCAAGGGCAAGGGCAAGGGCTAACCATTAGGCTAACCATAAAATTTTATGACTTAGATAAAGCAAGGGCAGACTAGGGCAAGGGCAGACACTAGGCAAGGGCAGAATAATTTAGGCAAGGCAAGGCTTAGGCAAGGGCAAGGCAAGGCAAGGCTTATACGGATAAGGGCTAATTAGGGCTTAGGCAAGGCAAGGCTTAGGCAAGGGCAAGGCAAGGCAAGGCAAGGCTTAGGCAAGGCTTATACGGATAAACACTAATTAAGGCTTAGGCAAGGCAAGGCAAGGCAGACACTAGGCAAGGCAAGGCAGACACTAGGCAAGGCTTAGGCAAGGCAAGGCAAGGCAAGGCAAGGCTTAGACAAGGCTTAGATAAGGCTTAGGCAAGGCAAGGCTTAGGCAAGGCAGACACTAGGCAAGGCAAGGCAAGGCAAGGCAGACACTAGGCAAGGCAAGGCAAGGCAAGGCAGATTAATTTAGTCAAATTAAACAAGAATAAAACAAGAAATTAAGAGAAATTAATAACACAAATTAACAAGAATTATAGGGGGGTATTGAATTTTGGAAACGAATTTCACAACACCAGAAACATAGTGTTACCTTCTCGCAGGCCAAAACCAAAAAACGTTAAGGTATCATTATTAAATACAGTACATAAACAATAGCCCCATTCATGATACAATAGTCCCATGTCCAGAAGATCCGCACGTCTACAATCAATCCCCAAAAAGGAAGCCGAGTTCCTAAACTCTCTTTCCGGCCCCAATCTCCATAAGCGCGTCGCCCAACTTTTCCACGCTGGCTGGACTCTCCAATCTATCGGTGAGGCTCTCACCCCACCCAAAGGCCGCTCAACCATCAAGTCTTGGGTTGATCGCTACTCCCAACGTGACCTACTCCTACTAGACGTCAGCTCCGACGTCCCTATCCCGCGTCTACGAACTCCCGACGGCGGCTACCAACGCAAGACCCCAGTTTCCCCTGGAGTCCCACCCGAAATCGCCGACGTCCTTAAGGAGATAGCTCCCATAGCCAAAAACTACCGAGCCCGAATGTCTTCAATAACCGCCGAGTACCAAGCCAACCAAGAAATGGATCAAATAGTCCACTCACTCCGAGCTAACAACGTCTCCATTGCCGACATTGCCAGAGCTGCCAACGTCACCCACCGTGCAATAGCCCGTCGACTTTCCAAGTAGGATAGAAACATGAAAATACTTCAAGACGTTTTCCCAGCCAACTTAACCGTCTCCCCTCCCAATACCCTCACTGACGTCCACGATCTTAGTCCAATCAGTCCTCCGCCTCAGGGAGCCCTTGTTCAAACCACTCGGGTTATAGTTACCGACACCCACATCACCGTTGCCCAAGACGCCCCGAACGGTGCTCAAATAGTTTTTAACGAACGTTACTCTTTTTTCGAAAAGGGAGCCAAAGAAGCAGAGACTTCATATATAATTACAGAGTCCGGAAAGTTTGTTGCCTTCCGTAAGGACACCAACTGCGGTTGTGGCTCACGTCTACGCTCTTGGAATCCTTACAAAACCCTCAACTCAATCCGAGACCCGAAAGAGTAGCCCCCCACAAATGCAACTGCAAGAACCTACCCTTTTTCAATTCATTATTTTAGCCTTAGCAACCTACAGGCTAGCCCGTCTACTAACCATAGACGTTATCTTTGAGCCCTTACGCGAACGCATTTGGAAGCGTAAAGGTCCAGAAACCCTAACGGGTTACTTATTTACATGCGTGTGGTGTATGTCAATTTGGTTCGGATCACTTCTGACAATTTGGTATACAATAGACTCAGCAACAGTGGTGATTTTTTCTATACCGCTTGCCCTTTCGGCAGTTGCTGGGATAATAACCGCACGGGTTGATTAGTAACTCCGTTCCGTTATAAATGACAGGAGCTTATTTTGGGCGTTTTTAATCGCACCCCGGCTAACGAGCCACTCAGAGGTAGTGCTGCATACTCAGCAGCTAGTCAGTTGCCTCCAAATTCAGTCTTTCTCAGCCAAGACGGCAGATATCAAGCAGCAGCCTTCACAGCTGTCCGCTCACTTACTGCCGCGGCTACTCAGGTACGTCTAAACGATAAAGGCGAAGCTGAAAAATTCCGTAACCGTCGAACAGCACAGTCTTCAGGCTGGCAAACCGAAGCTTGGGAATACTACGACGCCATCGGCGAAGTAAAATATGCCTTCAACCTTGTTGCTTCCGTCATTTCTCGCATCCGTCTTTACGCTGCGATTGTAGAAGACCCATCAGAAGCTCCAAAGCCAGTTCGCATGAGCGCAACTATCCCTCTAGATTTGGCTACAGCAGCCGAACGTGCCCTTGCACGTCTAGATTCAGCTTACGGAGGCCAAGCAGGTCTTCTCCGTGACGCTGCCCTCAACCTTTCTGTTACTGGAGAATGCTACCTTGTTCAATCTCCACAGCTAGTTGGCAACGGAGTTCCAGAATCTTGGGATATCCGCTCAGTTGACGAGCTAAGCATCGACTCAAAGGGCAACTACGTCATTGCTGCACGTCGAGAATACCAAGCTGGTAACTCAACTACCAACCCAGCACAGCGTGGACTTACAAAACTCCCTAGCACAGCGTTTGTTGGCCGCATTTGGAGAGCTCACCCGCGCTTTTCTGATGAAGCTGACTCCAGCCTAAAGGGCATGCTTGACCTTTGTGCCGAACTTTTGCTCCTAAACCGCACATTCCGTGCAACTGCGCGTTCCAGACTGAACGCTGGTGCGCTCTATTTGCCTGATGGCCTGTCCGTAGCTGCAACTCCGGACCCTAACTACCCTTATGACGATGCAGATGGCATTTATTCAGAGCCAACTCCTGAAGAATTGGCCGATGAGTTCGAAGATCAGCTAATCGACGCGATGACAACCCCGATTCGCGACGAAGATTCAGCTTCAGCCGTTGTTCCACTGATTATTAGAGGCCCAGCAGAGCTCGGAGACAAGATTAAGCAGTTCAAGTTCGAACGTAGCTTCGATCCAGCCTTGGCGGAGCGTTCTGACCGCGTTTTGGAGCGTATTTTGCAAGGTCTCGACGTTCCTAAGGACATTGTTACCGGCCTTGCGAACGTAAAGTACTCAAATGCCCTCCAAATCGACGAAACTCTCTACAAAACTCACATTGAGCCTCTAATGTTGCTCATTGTTGACGCTTTTACCGTTGTTTACCTACGTCCTTACCTAAAAGCTAACGGATATGCCGACGTTGACGTTGACAGACTCGTAATTTGGTACGACCCATCAGCAGTAGCGACCAGAAATGACCGTGCAGCTGATTCAGACAACGGTTTTGACCGTATGGCCGTCTCATTCGAGACTTGGAGACGTAGTCACGGCTTCTCAGAGTCTGATGCACCTAGCCCAACAGAACTTGGACTACGAATCCTACTCCAAAAGGGTATGATCACCCCAGAACTTTCTGAAGCGATGCTTGCCGCAGTTGCTCCAGAGATTATTGACGCTGCAAGACAGGCTCAACAGTCTTCGAGTGTTGGACCGATGCCAGACCAGCTTCAACAAATGCTTCAAGGCCAGCCAGGAGCTCCGGCTCCGGGCGCACC